ATTCATTAGAGCAAGGTGTATTACCTGCAAGTGGAATGAAATTCTACCGACCAGTTATTGGAACACAAGCAACCACAGCAGTTACAGCAGAAGCAGTTGAATTTGATTCAACAGACACAACAATTACTTCAAAAGAAATTGATGTTGTCAAAATTGCTGGCGCAAACAAAGTATCAGTTGAACTTCTTGACAGAAGCGACCCTGCATACCTAGATGTGTTATTGCGTGAACTTGCAGCATCATGGGCTCAAAAAGCAGATGCATATGCATTCTCAATTGCATTAGCAGCACCAGGATCATCTTCTGGCGCAACACTATACGCAGCAATTGCTGATGGTATTGCAGATTCATACGCAGTACTTCGCAAAACTCCAAATAGATTCCTTGCAGACACAGGAAACTTTGCAGAGTTACTTGCAGCAGTAGATGGTTCACAAAGACCACTATTTGCAGCAGCAGCACCACAAAACGCAGCAGGTCTTATGACCCAAGGTTCAACAGCAGGAACAATCGCAGGATTGGGATTAGTTGTTGATCCAAACTTTGACACCGGTACAGGCGTTAAAGGCGTAGTTTATTCAAGTGACGCTGCAACAATGTACAAGTCAAGCGCATTCCAACTACGCACCAATGTTGTTTCAACAGGTGAAGTTGAAATTGGAATCTATGGTTATGTTGCAACATGTGCAAAATACCCAACTGCATTCCGTAATTTGACTGTTGCTTAATTAGCGACCAAAGAGTTGCCTGGCAGGTTAGACCCCTGTCCTGCCAGGTAACACCACACACGAAAGGTAAGACATGGCATCAATAATCACACCAGCAGAATTACGATCTGCACTCAATGGTGTTTCATCAACCCTTTACAGTGATGCCGTATTAACAGAAATCATTGACACAGCCGAATCAGTTGTCGGCAATCTTTTAGTCAAATGGAACGCACCAATTGACAAACACAAACACGAAACATCAACCATCACAACTTTACACACAACTAAACCACATAAATTTTACAAAGGCCAAACAGTTGTCATAACTGGCATTCAAGCCCATGTTAATGGCAGCAAAACAGTATTAGAAGTAGTTGATGATTTTACTTTTACAATTACAACTTCAGCAGTAACAATTCATGACTGGTACAATGTAATTCCAAACGGACTTGCATCAGCAAATGATTTATCACAATATGATGATGTTGCACCAGTTGAATCAGCAGTGCTAACAGTTTCATTGGATGTGTTCAAAGCACGCACATCAGCAGGATCAGTTCAACAAGGATTAGATTTTGTTCCACAACCTTACATTTTAGGCCGTACAATCCAAAACAGAATTGTTGGAATGCTTGGCGCATATATTGATGTTGAGGCGTTAATAGGATGACATTAGCAACACTACGCGCAAATCTTAAAACAGCAATCACATCAAACAGTGTTTATTCAGTTGTTGATTTTGGTGCAGAAATTGTCACAACACCAAGCATTATGATTTTGTCATCTGATCCATGGCTTGAACCAGTAGTACTTGGAAACAATAAAGCCTGGCGCGTTAGATATACATTAGAATTAGTTGCAGCACCAAACACAAACCCTGGTGCATTAGTACAACTTGAAACAATGGTTGGCACAGTCCTGCCGTTGATTCCACAATCTTGGCAGATACTTTCAGTTTCCAGCCCAAGGATACGCCAAGCGAATAGCAATGATGTTTATTCGGTTGAAGTGTCAATCACTACAATATACAATCCATAAGAAAGGATAAACAAAAATGCCAACATCAGTAATCACCGGCAGAAGTATTGCCCTGACATACAAAACTGTGAACTATGATGACCAAATCACAAGTGCAACAGTCACATTAGATGATCCAAACGGAACTGTTCAAACCTTGAATGGATTAGTAGATTATGTAATTGACAAAGAAGTTGGAACAGTAACACTTGAAATCCTGCAAGACTGGGGAGTTACAGGTGGATTTTGCGACATGCTTTGGACAGATGCCGACACAAACCCAACAACAACACAAGCAATGACAATTCAAATCAATAGCAAAACTATGACTTTGACTGTTATTCCAAAGCGACCAGATTTTGGTGGCGCAGCACCGGATGCATTAACTGTTTCAGTTACAATGCCAATCCGATCAGTATCAATAGCGTAACTATCGAACAGGGGTCACCTAATGTTTAAGATACAAATAGAATGGACACTTGCCAATGGAAAGTCCTACGAAGAATGGACTATTCCATGGGAAATTGCACAGGCTGAAAAAGAGACTAAAACATCTTTTATTGAGTCTTTCAAAAAAGAATTACCCCCAAGCCTGGAACAACAATTCTGGCTTGCATACCAAATGCAAAAACGAATCAGTGATAAACCAGTTGGTAAGTTTGAAGATTGGCGATCACAAGTTGTTCACATCAATTCAAAGGACTTTGCAACAACAAATTTTACACAGCCGGAAGCATAGAACGCACTTTGATAGAACTGGCAATTGTTTCGCGCCAGCCATTGTCAGAGTTCAAAACGCTTTCGGCAGAGCAGGTATCAACAATTGCAGATGTGGTGAGTAAATATCATGGCAACTAAACCTAAAGAACCTAAACAGATTGTTAAAATTGAAATTAAAGATTCTGACATTCTTGACATTCTTAGGACTTTTAAGAAAATGGACAAGATTGCATCAGAGGATTTAAGAAAAGTTGCCGGTGAGTTATCGCAAGAAATTGCAACAGCAATTCAAGGTGCAGCAGCAAACGCAGAAGCCCTTGGAGGAAATCCTAGGCAAGCAACTGCAATCGCATCTACAATCAAAGTTAATCGTGATCGCGTACCAAGTATTTCAATTGGTGGTTCAAAAGCAGTAACATCTTCAGGTGCGCCAGCAGGAGCAATCTTATTTGGTGCAGAATTTGGATCAAGAAAATACAAACAATTTCCAAAACGCAGACCAAAAGACCCTGGAACAAAAGGCAATCAAGGATATTTTATATTTCCAACACTTAAATATATGCAACCACGAATCAAACAAAAATGGGTTGATGGTGTTGATAAGATTAGAGAAGAATGGAGAGGTAGAGTTTAATGGCTGACATCAGGACACTAAAATTATCATTATTGGCTGATACTGCTCAATTCTCATCAGGATTAAATAAGGCATCAACTGATACACAATCATTCACTTCTAAAGTAGACAAGATTGTTGCAACAGCAGCCAAAGCATTTTTAGGCCTTGCAACAGCAGTTGGCACAGCAGCATTTGCAATTGGTGTGAGTGCAGTTAAGGCTGCCATTGAAGATGAAAAAGCCCAGGTTAGCCTGGCTCAAACATTACGCAACACAACCAAAGCAACAGATCAACAGATTGCAGCAACCGAAGATTACATTGATGCAACTGCCAGAGCCACAGGCATTGCAGATGATCAATTAAGACCATCACTAGATCGTTTAGTCAGATCAACTCAAGATGTCACTAAAGCACAAAAACTTCAACAACTAGCATTAGACATTGCAGCCGGTACAGGCAAAGACTTAGCAGCAGTTACAGAAGCCTTAGGCAAAGCCTATGACGGCAATTTAGGTGCATTAAAGCGTATCGGTGTACCACTTGATGAAAACATTGTTAAGACTAAAGATTTTGATGCAGCAGTCATTGCATTGTCAAACACATTTGCAGGACAGGCAGCAGCAGCAGCCGAAACATTTGCAGGGAGAATGTCCAGAGTTCAAATTGCAGTTGATGAAGCCAAAGAACAAATTGGATTTGCTTTACTGCCATTTATGGAAAAACTTGCAAAGTTCACAACAGACAATCTAATTCCAGCACTTGAGGGCTTAGTTAATGGATTGACTAGAAGTGGCAAACAAGGATTAACAAAAGCCTTTTATGATGCTGGTACTGGTGCAGTGACATTTGGATATGATATGGAAACGACTGAGGGTCAAGCCTATTTACTCGGTGAACAAATCAGATTACTAGGTGATGCAATAACAAAATTGATTAACATTGATCCTACTACTGGTGAAAGCGCATTGATTAAAATCATTAACGCTTTGACAACTATCACAGAAAAGATTGAATCAGCAATCTCAGCATACGAAAGATTCAAAGAATCCTTTATTGGTGGTGCAATACTTGATGCATCATTTGCGCCAATCAGAGCAGTTGGAAGTGCAGTCAGTGGACAACCAGGCCAAGTCATAAACCAGTTCAATACATTTGGTGCAACCAATTCTAAATCACAAGCCAAAACAGTAGTCAAATCAATCAACAACGCTGCAAAGGCTGGAACAGTCAATAAGTTTGTTAAGCCAATGATTCCAGGCAGGTAATCGTGCCTTGGTCACCAAACGCCACAGTTAAGATTAACGGCACAGCCGTAACGAATTACACACTTGAGGGTGTGCAAATTAGTATGGGTCGTGATGATGTACAACAACAATCATCAGCAGGATTTGCCACAATTGATTTCTTAAACTTGCCATACACAGATGTTGAAATCTTTGACACAATACAAGTTACATTAGATAATTTCACAGGTGTTGATACGACAATCTTCACAGGCTTGGTTACAGATGTTTCAGTTTCAGTGCTTGATGCTGGCACAACAAACACATTTATCACACAGATCAGTGCATCTGGTGGGTTATCAGAATTAGCAGCAAAAGAAGCAAACCTGGTTGGTTATGCTGAACAAAAAGATGGTGACAGAATTGTATCTGTTATCACTGACACTTTTGGCCTTAAATGGAATGAATTACCTGCAACACAAGTTTGGACTGATTACACAACTGAGACTTGGGATTCATTGCTTGGTGTTGATATTTCAGCAATTGACACACCTGGCACATATGATTTGTTTAGTTCAATTGCAGCACCAGAACCATTGAATGCTTTGAATTATGTTCAGATTGTTGCAGACTCAGGCAGTGGGTTCATTTATGAAACTACATCTGGTGGCATTGGTTACCAGGATCAGGATGCAAGAAGTGATTATGTGTCAGCAAATGGCTTTGTGGACATATCCAAAAACTTTATTTTGGCAGATGGTATCAGCGTAACAACATCCCGAAATGACATCATCAATGATGTGATTGTTGTTTATGGTGCAGCAGAAGATGCAGTTCAAACAGAGGAATTGGATTCAATTAGCCAGTACGGCAGAGTCACACAAACAGTTCAAACATTCTTAAAGAATCAAAC